AATATTATAACGGATGGCCTACACGTGTATGAAGAGGATAATAAGTTCTATAAGACCCTCTAGTATATATTGTACACCAGTCACCAATACAATAGAGAGAGGTGAGAGCGCTCATTTGGTGACACCTTCTTATTTACACGAATGCCATTCAGAAGAACAAACCAACAATAAAACCCATCAATGTCGTGCATATATTTTCTGATTCAGATTAATTCGGTTTTAATTTAGAAGACCATACAACGGAACTTTATCATTTTAACTTCATTCTCACTTTAATGAGTTTTTCAGAAAGAACAACATAATTAAAACCGAATCAGATTGAGGAGCGCCTATATATAGGACTATCACTCTCTTCAAAATAGCGCATACCCATAGACGATTTATTATCTTCCTATGATTCTGAAAACCTAAAATCCTTTTTCAACTCTTGGTCATATCTTTGTCTCTGAAAATCTTGTATCCTTCTTCAATAGCTTATCATTTTCTTAGCATTCCGCTGCGCGGCCATTATTCTTTAAATGGATTCTCAGTTAGCAAATCCTCCAAATGCATTTAATTATATTGAATCTCACAGGGATGAATATCAACTGTCTCATGACCTAACTGAAATCCTTCTTCAATTCCCCTCAACAACATCGCAATTATCGGCAAGACTCAGTCGTAGCTGTATGAAAATCGATCATTGCGTTATAGAATACAGACAACAAGTTCCTATAAACGCGACGGGTTCAGTAATAGTGGAGATTCATGATAGAAGAATGACAGACAATGAGTCTTTACAAGCTTCATGGACTTTTCCTTTAAGATGCAACATAGATCTCCACTATTTCTCTTCATCCTTCTTCTCGCTGAAAGACCCAATTCCATGGAAATTGTATTACAGAGTCTGTGATACAAATGTTCATCAAAGGACGCATTTTGCCAAATTCAAAGGCAAACTCAAACTGTCTACGGCGAAACATTCAGTGGATATTCCTTTCCGGGCACCAACTGTAAAAATACTTTCCAAACAATTTACGAATAAGGACGTGGATTTTTCGCACGTAGACTATGGGAGGTGGGAAAGGAAAATAATAAGGTCCGCATCTTTATCAAGATATGAGCTTCAGGGCCCAATTGAATTAAGACCAGGTGAGTCTTGGGCTTCAAGAAGCACAATAGGAATATCGCACACGGATGCGGACTCCGAATTAGAGAACGCAATACACCCATACAGAGATCTCAACAGGCTAGGAACCACCGCACTAGATCCAGGTGATTCGGCTTCGATAGTGGGTGCAAACAAAGCCCAATCAAACATCACATTATCAATGGCCCAAATAAACGAAATTGTTAGGTCAACAGTACATGAATGTATTAATAATAATTGTACTCCTTGTCTACCGAAATCTTTCAAATAAAATTTTAAATTTTGCTTGTTCACCATTTATATCTACAAAATAGCATTCTCATTCATATTTAGCCAACATAATCAAGGTCAAATGATACAAATGTCGATGCCTTAGACATTGTGTCCGACATCCAACAATAATAAACTAAAATGGCGTTCTTGCTTATGTTGTCATATACACCGTTACATGAATCATGGTCAAGATCTTTAAACGTCGACCAAAAATTAAAACGCCTATTAGACAAGACCGTTCCACCATCAACGTCGATCATCATCGTGTCTTTCTCAACGGATATAACTCGTTTAAACACATGGCGAATATAATAACGGTCTTTCAATGAAGATGTTATGGCCAAGTTACCGTGACTGTGGATTCTTGCACCAAATAGTTCATCAAAGGTGTGTAAGCATCCACTTGGAGTAAGATGAGGTCTACGATCAACCACTATAACCAGAGAGAATACGCCTTCAATCTTAGGTGATAAACCATCCATATTCACATCAGCATGAACACGCTCGATCTTAACGGTTCCTTTGAAACGTAAACGTTTCAATTTAATATATTGCCTACAACGATTGGGCTCAGACTTACCAAGAGCAGGAAAACTAATAAATGTAGAAATGGATGTATTATGAGTCATAACAAAATCAGGTCCAAATTGGTTCTCATGTATACGTTGAACCAACATTTTGGGTTCATCAATAACCTTACCAAAATTATTAGGTCGACGTCTACCATTATTACGTTTACCAATAGTTGAACGCTTAGAAAGATGATTACGTGAATAACCTCCTCGTGGGTAAGAAGTTTGACGTCTTTGTCTTGACGAATACATCTTCAAATCGAGCATTAATCAATAAAAGTCACTCGTTCAATATCATATCATGATTTTAAATAATAAGTTTCCCCCATTTATATAAAAAACAAAAATCATGAACGACTTAACATGTCTTCCAATTTGAATTTTAACTGGACCACGTCATCATACACAGACAATGTGTCAGAGTAAAAACACATTGTTCATAACGCCAAATCATCGGTACCATCGTCAATAATGCAAATTCAAATTGCGCGATAGATTAACTTTATCCAACGGTTCAAAACAACTCGTCAAAAGTAGGGACAAAATCGTCCAGCAAATGCGGCGTACGGACTAAAGAAACGCGGGCGGGCATCCGGT